CGGCAAGTACAGCTATGTCGTACTCAACGCTTTGGTTGTGTTCGTATGATACAGGCGCAGGTGATTTGTTCGGTAACTTTGCATTGATTCCGGGCGAAGGCATTCTTGTGCAAAACGGTATCTACATGATTATGTCAAACATTACGTCTGCGAACATTTATTATGGCTAAGAAAACCCCATCTCTTGCTGTAGGTCGCGGTGAAAAGCTGCCGGTCAAGCAGGGAGCGGGTTTAACCGCCAAAGGTCGTGCCAAGTACAACGCTGCAACCGGATCAAACTTAAAGGCTCCACAGCCTGAAGGTGGTCCTCGTAAAAAATCATTTTGCGCCCGCATGTCTGGGATGCCCGGTCCGATGAAAGACGAAAAGGGTCGCCCTACTCGAAAAGCTGCAAGTCTCAAACGTTGGAAATGTTAATGGACTCTTACCCAATAGAAACCGCTCGTGAATTAGCCACTCACGCAAGTGATATTAGGCATTTGCAAGAAGACATGGACAAGCTAGTCTCTGACATGGCTACCGTCAAAGAATCTCTCGCTGAAATTCAAAAGACATTGTCTGAAGCTCGTGGCGGTTGGAAAGTTTTGATGTGGGCGGGCGGTGCTGTGAGCGCAGTCACTGGGTTTGTCGGATTTGTTGTTGGGCACTGGGGTAAATGATGCCAAGCGCGTCTAGGAAGCAACACAATTTTATGGCGGCAATTGCGCATAATCCCGCATTTGCTAAGAAGGTTGGTGTAGCACAATCGGTTGGTAAAGACTTCAACGAGGCCGATAAGGGCCGCAAATTTAACAAGGGTGGCGATATGAAAGACATGAAAATGGACAAAGCTCAAGACAAATCTATGGTCAAGAAAGCCGTAGGTATGCACGACAAACAAATGCACAGCGGTAAAAAAACCGACATGGGTGCTTTGAAGAAAGGCGGTATGCCGATGGTTATGAAAGACGGTAAGAAAATCCCGGCTTTTGCTGCCAAGAAAGGTGGCATGACTAAGATGGCAAAGGGTGGCGGCATTGAGTCTAAGGGCAAAACCAAAGGCACAATGGTTACCATGAACCGTGGTGGGAAAGGCGGCTAAGGAATTATCATGATGGCTTCTAGAGGTATGGGCGACATCAACCCTTCCAAGATGCCCAAGGGTAAGAAGGTTGTTCGCAAGGACAACCCCAATGACGTAGAGATGTACAAAAAAGGCGGTAAAGTAAACGCTGCTGGCAACTACACGAAACCAAGCTTACGTAAAAGCATTGTGTCGCAAGTAAAATCTGCGGCAGTACAAGGCACAGGTGCAGGGCAGTGGTCAGCGCGTAAAGCGCAGTTGGTAGCCAAGAAGTATAAAGCCGCAGGTGGTGGATATAAATGAGTAGCTTAGCAAAACCGCAACAGTCTTTAAAAGCTTGGGGTGACCAGAAATGGACAACCAAGTCAGGCAAGAAATCGTCTGAGACAGGTGAGCGGTATTTGCCCAAGAAAGCTATTGATGCACTTAGCCCTGCGGAGTACGCAGCTACAACCAAAGCAAAGCGTAAAGGTAAGGCGGCAGGCAAACAGTTTGTTGCTCAGCCTAAGAAGATAGCTAAGAAAACATCAGGGTTTAGATAATGGCTACATCTGGTTTAAACGCGTTTAATCTTGACCTCTCAGAACTTGTTGAAGAGGCTTTTGAGCGTTGTGGGTCAGAGCTTCGTAGTGGTTATGACTTGCGCACAGCACGGCGCAGCCTGAACATCCTGACAATCGAGTGGGCAAATCGCGGTATTAACTTGTGGACAATTGAGCAAGCGTCATTCCCGCTTGTTACAGGGCAGATTGCGTACCCAATACCGACAGATACGATTGATATACTCGACCAAGTGATTCGTACGGGGTCTGGGTCAACACAAGTTGACATCAACATTTCACGCATCTCTGAATCTACGTACGCAACAATCCCAACAAAAAATGCACAGGGTCGCCCTATTCAGGTGTGGATTAACCGTCAGTCGGGCAACACGAACGCCGTGCTTTCGACGTATTTGAATGTCAGCATTTCTGCTACCGACACGACTATTACCGTTGACTCGACAGTCAACCTGCCATCGCAGGGCTACATCAAGATCGACAACGAAGTGATCTTGTACCAGAACGTCAGCGGTAACCAGTTATTAAATTGCTTTCGTGGGCAGAACAACACTACCGCTGTTGCGCATTCAGCTACTGCAGCAATCTATCAGACGTTTTTGCTGAACGTAAATATTTGGCCTACTGCAAACGCACCGGGCAATCAGTACACGTTCGTGTATTGGCGGCTTCGTCGCTTGCAAGACGGTGGTAACGGTGTAACCACGCAAGACATACCCTTCCGCTTCATTCCGTGCCTTGTGGCGGGCCTTGCGTACTATTTGAGTATCAAACTACCAAACATGGATGTAAACCGCGTGATGGGCTTAAAAGCCGATTACGAGCAACAGTTTCAGTTAGCCGCAGATGAGGATCGTGAAAAAGCTCCATTACGGCTTGTGCCCCGAACGTTGTTTTATTGAGGTGAGTCATGCCCTCTAAATACGCGAGTGGTAAATATGCAATTGCAGAGTGTGACCGTTGCGGTCAGCGGTACAAGTTAAAAGAGCTGCGCAAGCAGGTTTTAAAAACGCATCTATACAACGTAAAAGTTTGTCCGACTTGCTGGGACCCCGATCAGCCGCAGTTGCAGTTAGGGATGTACCCAGTTAACGACCCGCAAGCTGTGGAAGAACCAAGGCCAGATGTCAGTTATCAAGTGTCGGGCAACAGCGGTTTGCAGATTGGGTTAACAGGATCGACAAACGTAGACGATTACGGTTATCCGCAGGGCGGTAGCAGGCAGTTTCAGTGGGGCTGGAACCCTGTAGGCATGGGTTACGATGGTGGTTTAACACCAAATAACTTGATTGGAAACGGATCGGTTGGTACAGTAACAATAGATATTTCTTAGGAGCCTATCATGGCATACACACGAAGCGCCGATGGCGTAGTAAGCAAAGGTAAAACTAAGGGTAAAAACCTTGGTAACAGCGGCCCCGTCAAAGGTCTTGAGGGCGGCGGTAAAAAGAAAGCTGGTGTTTCATCTGAGTCGATGAAATCAATGGGTCGTAACTTAGCCCGCGTTGCCAATCAGGGGTAATCATGGGTAAATTTAGCCAAAAAATGATGGGCAAAGAAGTTGGGCAAGCAGCAGAATACGCTACGCCGCATTCAATGAGCGGTGGTCCGGCTAAGTTGCGCCATGTCGGTGATCCCAACAAATTGTCTGCCGTGCAAGTAACACCGTCAAGTGGCTCCGCGCGAGTCAGCGCAGGTGATCCAGCTCGTGATGACGTTAAGACAACTGGCATCGAAACTCGTGGCAATGGTGCAGCAACCAAGGGTCGTATGGCTCGTGGACCTATGGCGTAAACATGAATTACGCACAGCTTGTTACCGCGATTGAGAACTACACCGAAAGCTCTGAGGCGGTGTTTGTTGCTCAGATTCCAACGTTTGTTCAGCTTGCTGAAGAGCGCATCTACAATGCTGTGCAGATTCCGGCTATTCGTCGTAACGTGACAGGTAACGTAACGACAGGGGATAAGTATCTGTCTTTGCCAACAGACTATCTGGCAACCTTTTCTTTAGCGGTGGTGGATAGCGATGGAAACCAACAGTTCCTTCTGGATAAAGATGTTAACTTCATTCGTCAAGCGTATCCCAATCCTGTTGATTCAGGCTTACCAAAGTATTATGGACAGTTTGCACCGTATACGTTCATACTTGGGCCAACTCCTGACCAGAATTATCAAGTAGAGCTACACCTTTACTACTACCCCGAATCTATCGTAGTTGCTGGCACTAGTTGGCTTGGTGATAATTTTGAATCTGCACTGCTTTACGGCGCTTTACGAGAAGCAGTCATTTTTCAAAAGGGTGAGCAAGACATGGTGGCGTACTACCAAAAAATGTATGATGAATCTATGGCGCTGCTAAAAGACTTAGGCGACGGAAAAGAAAGACGTTCTGCTTATCGTGATGGTCAACTTAAGTTGCCTATTCCGGGACCTACAAGATGAAAATAACTACACGCGAAGAAGCGCTACAACATAATTTAGTGCGGTATTACACAGGCAAGCCATGTAAAAATGGGCATAACGCTGAACGTTTTGCAAAACGTAGGCAATGTGTTGAGTGTAATCGTATAGCTGCTAATAAACGTGTTTTACAAAATCCAGAATTAAATCGTATTAAAGTAAAAAATTGGGCAGAAAAAAATCGAGAACGTGCTGCAATTTCTGCGCATAATAATTATTTAAAACGAAAAGCTAAGGATCACAAAAAAATATTACTGGCAAAAAGTAATTGGGTTCGTGACAACCCGCAGAAAGTTAATGCTGCAACAGCTAAATATAGAGCCACAAAATCAAAACGGACTCCAAGCTGGTTGAACGCTGTACAAAAAGCTGAAATTGATTTTACATATGAGTATTGCACAGCTTTGCGTCAATGCGGGCTTGATTATCATGTGGATCACATTGTTCCTCTTCGTGGCAAAACCGTTTCTGGTCTTCATGTACCGTGGAATTTACAAGTGATACCTTGTACTGATAATTTAGTAAAATCTAATAAATTTTAGGAGCCTATTATGGCAATCACGCAAGCAATGGCTACATCGTTTAAGGTTGAAATCCTTGACGGAATTCACAATTTTGGGGTTGGCGTTGTTCGTGCGTCAACTGCCGCCGACACATTTAAGATTGCTCTGTACACCTCAGCAGCAACGCTTGATGCAACGACCACTGCTTACACGACCTCTGGTGAGGTTGTCGGTACTGGCTACACCGCAGGTGGTAATACGCTGGCTGTGTCGGTTGTTCCTGTATCGTCAGGCACTACAGCTTACTTGTCGTTCACAAACAGCTCGTGGTCAACAGCGACGATTACTGCTCGTGGCGCAATGATCTACAACAGCACACAAGGTAACAAGTGCGTGGCTGTGTTGGACTTTGGCGCTGACAAGGTATCGACTGCTGGTACGTTTACGATTGTGTTCCCAACTGCCGCAGCAGGCACAGCTATTATTCAGATTGCATAGGTGGTCTAGATGGCGTTAGTTCTAGCGGATCGCGTACAAGAAACAAGTGCTACGACAGGCACGGGTACGCTCACGCTTGCTGGTGCTGTATTAGGCTATCAGACATTTGCTGCTGGCATTGGCTCGGGCAACACCTGCTACTACACAATCACTAACGCTGCGGGTTCGTGGGAAGTTGGTATTGGCACAGTAGGCACTGGCACTTTAGCTAGAACAACCTTGCTCTCGTCATCTACAGGATCATTCATATCGTTTACCGGCACATTGAATGTGTTTGTCACTTACCCTGCAGGTCGAGCTGTCTACCAAGACGCTTCTACAGGTGTGGCTTACGCCCCTGAGTTTGCTGCGAGCAACGGCTTGATGTTGAGCAACGCTACGATCAACACTAGCTACACCTTCCCAACTGGCTACAACGCTGTGAGTGCAGGTCCTGTGACCGTGGCATCGGGGGTAGTAGTTACCGTACCATCAGGCTCAGTCTGGGCAATCGTTTAAGGAAAATAAAATGGCAGCTCCCGGATTTATTAGCGTAGTACCGTACAGCAGCACAACACCCGGTGCGGTTCCGTCTGCTGGCAACATGGTGACTTCTGAGATTGCCGTTAACTCGGCTGATCGGTTGATGTACGTCAAAGGTCCGGCAGGCACAGTAGTCACAATTGGTAACGGCGCAACAGGTGCTGGTGGCGATCAAATCTTTGTGCAGAACGGGCAGACTGTAACGGCAAGCTATACACTACCTGTTGGGTACAACGCTATGACAACCGGTCCTGTAGCTATCAATGCAGGCGTGGTCGTAACCATTCCTTCGGGAAGTGTCTGGGCGATTATCTAATGGGATTGCGACTTAAAGCCTTTGCGCTCGGTACGGTTGAGGTCAACCCTGTTGATACAGCATCTAACGTGTCTGTGAACGTGCAGGCTGCGAATGGTGTGTTGTCGTATGCAGACTCGGCGACTGGTGGTTTGTTCTTGCCATCGGGCACAACGGCACAGCGTCCGACACCTGCGACAGGGCAGATGAGATTCAATACCACGACAGGTTCAGTCGAGGTTTATAACGGCACAAGCTGGGGATAAATATGGCTGGTTCAATTAAATTAAACGCACCCTCGGGCGGATCAGTCACACTGAACGCAGTGGACACCGCATCAAACTTTGTAATGTCTGTGCCTGCCGCTGCGGGTGTGCTGATTAACGCTGACTCTGCGACTGGTGCGGCACAACTTCCTGTTGGCACGACTGCTCAACGCCCTGCTTCGCCTGTGACGGGGCAGACACGGTTTAATACAACAATTGGATTTTCAGAGGTTTATAACGGAACTTCATGGATTTCTGTTGGTGGATATGCAATAAGTTATTTGGTTGTGGCAGGTGGCGGTGGCGGAGCATCAGGTGGTGGTGGCGGTGGTGGTGGTGGTGGTTTGTTAGCAGCGTCAAATGTTTATGTTGCTCCCGGAACAGCTTACACAATTACTATTGGCGCAGGGGGTGCAGCCGCAACAAATGGGGTCGATTCTTCAATAGCTGGTTATGTTACAGCCACTGGCGGCGGATCAGGAGGGTCTGCTCCTAGTACCAACGCTACAAGCGGCGGATCAGGTGGTGGTGGTAATCCAAAAACACCCTCATTCGCAGGTGGTGCAGGGGCATTTGGGCAAGGTTATGCTGGCGGAACGGCTTTATATAATAATGCTTCGGATGTAAGAGGCGGCGGTGGCGGTGGCTCTGGGGCTGTAGGTGTATCTGGTGCTTCTGGCGGTACTGGTGGTGCTGGCGCTACATCTTCAATTTCTGGTACATCAACTGCATATG